CTATTATATCAGATTATTATCAAATTTAAGAAATAATGGTCTTTATGACATAATAACAGAAAAAGAAATAGATTATTCGCTCTTAGTGTTTAAATTGTTAGACTTCCTACAGAAAAATAAAAAATACATTAAACATTTTCAATCCAAAGATTTTGAAAAAATAATTATATTATGTGTAGACGAAATCTTAACTAATAAATTTGATACAGAAATAGATTATGAAAAACTTGAAGTCGTATTATCACTAGTAAAGAATTCTTATTTGTTTAAAACTATTTTATTAAGAATAAAAGATTTCACTTATAAAATATACTATAAATACAGATGTAATTTTTGTTTAAGTCAAAATGATACAGACGTTGTAGATTCAGATTAAAATTAACTTGGTTTTGGAGCTAAGCAGTATTTAATCTGTCCTAAATTCGCTACATTATATAGAACAGTCAAGGGGTAACCCGTCTTCAGATAAATTTCAACTGTACTACATAAATTAGTAGACTTCGTAAACAAGAGAATGTATTTAATGTTGTAAATACCAGATTGCTCTTCTGTGTCTGAATTATCATTTGTTTCATTAATTATAATACTTTGATCCGCAAAATCTCCAATCGCCCTTAATTTTAGCGCCTTATTGTAGGTAAAATGTACTTCGTTTGAAATATTAGAAAGATCCGATATGTATGTTTGAAAATCAGAACTTGGCATTGTTATATAACTATTAAAACGTATATCTGGAATTTTGTAAATTTTTTCATCCATGTCAAGAAGTTTAATTTTCGTAGAAATTTTTGCCTGTTTCTCACTGTTTTCGCATTGGATGTACATGTGACCTTCTTCATGTTCGTAAATAGTAAATGAAATGGTATCAGCGTGTTTAATACCTTTCAAAATTTTAAAAATAGATAGTAAATTTACTCCAATATTAGTAACCTTAGTACAAATATATTCTTCAAATTTTTCTTTTTGTAGAAACAAATTTACTATAGCACTATTAGTTCCGTCTATAGTTGTAAGTTTTAGACCTGTGCTATCTGCCTTGAAATTGACATCTGATAGGATATTTTTAAGGGACTCGAATAGAATTCTTATAGCATTTGTCTGAACAGTTTTAAATCTAAATAATACAGGATCGTCGGACTTTGCTGCCATTATTTAGAGTTAAATAAACTTGTCTTTTAAATACATTACATTATTACATTATTACATTATTACATTATTAATCTTCCAAAAGATGATCATCTCGTGGATCTACGGCGGCATGTCTCTTCCAAATAAGTTTACATGGGAGAGGTTTAGTAATACATTTTCTACCACTTAGAGGTGTTTGATTTGAAAGCATCAAAAGAGTTCCGTTATTAAAATCAAGGTTTTTATAATCGGGATGATCCATTAGAGCGTCTTCGAGCTTAATAGGTTCTTCGCGATCGACGTAAAAATTACAGTAAGGACCTAACCAGGGTTGAACATACTGCGTGATATCCAATCCATTTAGAATTACAACTTCCGGATAATATGGGTACTTTGTTGGGGAAATGTCAAATGGGTAAATAGGAAATCGAATGTCTTTTGTATATGTAATGTACTTCATAAATTCGCCGTTAAACATGTATTCGATGATAATACATTTAATTTTCGACTCAGCCTCGGCGTCAATGGCTTCAACCTGTTCGTCTGTTAGTTCCGATTCTGAAATTTCAGAACCATCTTCAAAGATTATATGATAGGACAACAATCTGTACTCGTCGTGTATGTATTTGTCTTCAAAGGTTTTATAAGGATTAAAATAATTATAAACCTTGTTCAAGACGTATGTAAGTAAACCTACAGAAATAAAGGTATATAAAGCAAACATTTATTATTTTTTAATATAGAGTTTCTTTAAATTAATTAATGGAAGAAACTGTTAAGAAAAGAGGGCGCAAAAAAAAAGAAATAATTGCGTTAGAAACACCAGTCACGGTTTTAGAAGAACCTGTTAAGAAGAAACGTGGTAGGAAAAAGAAATGGGAAACAACCACATTCAAAAATAATTACATTCAAGATACCGAAACCGATGATGTAAGTCTTGATAAAAACGAATACGATCGAGAAGATTATTCTACTAATGCTTTATCTTTCGGAAATCTATGTATTCAGGTGCACGATAAAGAAAAAGAAGAAAATATCGGCATTGCGGATTTTTTTACAGAACATCACAAAGAATGTGATATAATTGTATCAAGTGATGAAGAAGACACTTGCGAGAATATAAAAGAAAATGTTAAATCTTTAAAACATTACAACAAAGGTGTAGACGTCACTAAAGTTAAACTAAATGTTACTGAAATAAGGTGTTATAATTGTCATCATACATTTAATTGTATACCTTTTTATTTACCTATTGACTATTGTTCAAAATTAAACCGTTATAAATTATTTGGTAATTTCTGTTCCCCTAATTGTGTCAAATCTTATTGTTTGAATAATAAAATTTTTGATACTAAAAGTTATCTCGTGGGTCAATTTTACAGGTCTCTTTTTGGACAAGCATTTAGAATTAAGTGTGCTCCGAGTATATTGACACTAAAAGAATATGGAGGGGATAAAAGTATAGAAGAATTTAGAAAATCATCCTATGCTAATTCCAGATACACCATGAATAACGTTAATACTAAGATTATAGTAGTAAACTAAAAATATAATTTAAAAACTATTAATACTAAAAGAAATAGCCCGAGTCTCAAGTATTTAGACGTCTCTCTATTTTGTATAATATTTACTTTAAATAAGTAATTCATTTTTTCATCTATAGATAGGTTTGAGAAATCTTCTTCGAGTAATCTCGAATACAATTCCGGAGTATCTCCAAATAAATTTAAAGACAAAATTTTCATTAGACCTTTATTCTCTTGATAAACTTCTGTTTCTGGATTATCACGGGTATAAAGCCCACTTGGTCTTTTCTGTATTTTACTGGAAAGTAATAAAGACGGATCCGTTTTTTCCACTAATGGCGCAGCGACTTGATTATAATATAAAACCATTATATATATAATAAATCATTTTATTTTAAGATTTTTTTTAAATATTAATAGCTCTTTTACCTTTATCGCTAATTTTTACTTCTTTAGAAGTTTCTACGGTACTATTGGAAATTGTATCATCATCTCTCATCATATTAGCTAAATTCATACTGGGACCGGATATTTCATTTGAATTTGGTTTTGGAGGAGGACCTGGATTACTCATTGCCGACGCTATATTCTTCATAATCTCTGAATTTTGAAGCCCGCTGTCGCCCACTGATAAGGCTCCACTAAATAAAGACTTTGTTACATGAAACATAATTGCACTTCCGGCTAACGTTACCATAAGTTGTAATTCTGGCGGAAGTTCTGCCCGAGTTTTATATTTTTCATGTAATCTTTCAAAAACCGAGTCGTAATCATCCATATTGTCCATCACGGATTCTGACCATCCTTCTAATTTAGCCCCAATTGGATCGAATTTTTTATTGGCAAATTCAAGACCTGTTACTGCAGCCATTAACATCTTTTGCTGAAATTTCACGCTCATCTCTTTTTCCGTATTACTCTGATGAATTTCTAACTCAAACCGCAGGTCAGAAAGTTTAGAAGACATTGAATACTTCTTTGTTAGTTCGACTCCTTTCTTTTCTAACGCAAGTAATTTAAGAAGTATTTGTTGTTTTTCTTGCTTTGGATCTTTCTTTTGTTTACCTTCAGAACCTTCGCTTGAGTCTGAATAATCAGAATATCCGGAACTTGAATCATCGGAGTTATCAGATCCGGAATCGGATTCTGAACCAGAGTCGGAATCTTTATCAGAACCAGCCTTTTTCTTAGAATTATTAACGAAACTTTGATATTCCTCTGCATCGAATTTAGATTTAGACTTCATAGATTTAAGACTTGCTTTCTTTTGGCGCGCATCGGGGACTGGTTCTACGGTACTACCAGAGGCATCTGATGCAGAATCATCAGAATCTCGAATGACATCTATCCCTTTCACATTAATAGGGTTTCTAATTTGTACAGTAGGTCTAGACGAATTCTCAGTTTCAATCTGTATTTTTGGCACCGAGCCGCTCATATTATATTTATTGAAATTTATTTTTTTGTTATCATTGGAACGAGTAAATAATAATTTAATAGGCGCTTTTACATTATATTTATTTACAAATGAAGACATCCATGTCGATACTTTAGTTAATAATTTTTTTTTTTAATTCCTTTTAAAGATAATATGTATTATTTTATAAATGATAGCAAATAATATAATTTACGGAGCAGGGATATTATTTTACACTAAAAGTATAGAACAAACTCCTTATTTTTTCCTTGGCAAAGACTGGGATAACAAATGGTCCAATTTTGGAGGAGCATGTGAAGTTACAGATAGATCAGATCCCGAAATAACTGCCGCAAGAGAAGCATGGGAAGAAACTCTTGGATGTATAGACGATTATGATCTTATTAAAAATACTTTGAATAAATACAATTCACAATGTATAAAATGTAAAACACCGTCAGGGTATCCTTATTATATGTATATAGTTAAAGTGCCATTTAATACTAACTACAGACATAGGTTTTTGTCCACTAAAAAATTTATATCTAAGATAAATATAGATAGAAAGTTTTTAGAGATAAATGATGTAAAATGGGTATCATATGAAACTATAAAACATAGCATCGGTTCTAAACAGTCATTAATCAAATTAAGAAATATTTTTGAACAGACTCTTATTGAAAATAAAGACACCATCGATAAAATTATCTTATAGTTATCATCTTTTCCTTGAGGGTTGTAACTGGTGTTATAATAGGCGGCAAAATTCCGCTATGCGCTTTGCGATATACATTCATTGGCTTGATATCATTTCTTGGAACTACACTACTTGCCAAAGAACTTGGGACAATTATATGTGACATCAAATTTTTATCTATAATTCCCGAGACCTGATTCTTAGGTTTGACCTTTTCAATTAGTCTTTTACCACTAAAGTCATTTACTTCCGCTACGCTAGCAGTTAATAAAGTATGAGTATTTTCGTCGATATCTTGTGTTTTAAGATTTAAAGAATTTATAAGATCGTCGTGATAACTGGATCTAGCGGGTGTATTATTTTTTGTGGCGTATTCTAAGTCATAATTTATAATTTTCTTAAATGAAAATGTGCTTTGTTTGGGAACTTTTTGTAATACTCTAATTTGTTTAGGATCTTTATTTGGAGCACTTAGAATATTATTAATATCATTAAACACATTTTGTATTTGTTTATTGTCTCTACCAACATTACGATCGGTAATATTCATATTGATTTAATTAATATTAAATATTTTATTTTAGTTTGTAATTACGAGTTATATTTTTAATATCAGTGGATACATTATCAAAAGGGTTTAATTTTTCGTGAGTTTTCATGTGGTCAACCTTATCTTTAAAACCTACTAAACTAGGTCTTGTCTTAATTTCAATGTTTGTGGACATCTCATCTATCGCATTACGTTTAAGATTATCTCTTTCTTTTAACAAATTAGAGTCTATACCTCGAATATCCGGTAAAATTTTATTTTCATAACCTATTCTTGTTTTATATATACTTGTGGCTCTTTCTGTAAATGTATTTTTAACGTCGAAAGCATCCGTATTATCGGGTAATATCATTGTTCCAATCTGAGCTTCCTGTTTAAATACTTTACCAGTTAAATTTGCGTAACTTTCTAATATTTTAGAATCGCCAGGTTTCATTCTCAATTCATCTGTTTTATAGGGGAAATTATTTTTATAAGATATGTAATCTTTTGACATAGAACCATCGGCATCTACCTTGTCTACAGTAGATGGACGTACCCATCCATATGAACGAGTAGATGAACCACCCTTTACATTTTTTCCTAAGTTTAATAGCTGTGTCTCTTGTACTTCGCTATTTTTTTCCCCAATTTCGTTATATTCTTTGGGAGCCTCAGTCAGAGAACTTTCATGTTCAGCGGCATTAATTATATTTTCTATTTCTTCAGGTGTTACATCTTTTGCCTGATCTAATATTTTAGGATCTAGTTTAAGTTCACTCATTATTTTTTCTACTTCATCGGTTGTAACGGGTTTTTCTCTTTTTTCTTTTCCCGTCATTTTCTGTAATTTAGATAACCAAGAAGTGTCCATAAGTTCAGGGTCGGAAAGGTTTGTTTTACCGTACAGATTAATATACAGACCAAATACAGACAATACTATGATCAGTGTAGTTAATGTATTCATAATTAATATAATTAAATATTTTAAATTATAATATTAAATTTAAGATATTTAATTGACTTCGTTTCTACATGTAGGACAAGTATTAGATTTTTCAGTGAGCCATTTTTTAATACAGGTCTTACAGAAGGTATGATTACAAACGAGTTGTATATTTAATTTTTTATTTTCCATACAAATGCAACAATTAGAAAGTTCTTGGTTACAATTTAATTGATTAAATTGATCATATGTAAGTGTTTTTTTAGTTTCTTCCGTGTTAACAGTGGTAATTTCTTCTCCTAAAATTAAACTATGTGAAAGTGCTATTAAAAGAGGATGTATAGCTACATCATCGAAAAACAGCATTTCAAAACGATCAGTAACAGGTCTTTCATTTTCTGGTACTTGATATATACCTTCTCTTGACGAATATGCTACTGACCCTACATTTGAGGACATGTACATAATTTATTTATTGTAATATATATATTTAAATTCTTTATAATGTTTTATTTGTTCTATTAAGTCTACCTGAATTAGTAATAACGTCCTTGTTTAATATCTTTGAAACTCCGACTGTTTCATCCAGAATTTTGTATGTGAATGCTTCTGTAAACGGAACCTGTTTAGCAGTGTTCTTAGTGTAGTCTTGAATTATAAATTCATAATCCCCATCTTCATTATTAATATTTTCAGTGTCATATAGCATGTAATGCCTATTGTTATAAGATACTAACTTTTCTTCGTATCTTTGATTTATACCGTCTGGGACGGCACTAAGATCAATAGCCTTGTTTCTAGTTCTTACAACAACCGGTTTTAATTTTTTAGTCATTTCTTTGCCGTGTATTTGTTGCTTATTATATTTGACTAGAGCTTTTACCGCCCTATCTTCAATCTTCGCAGAATGTAATACTCTATAATCCATTTCTTGATTATATCTACCTTCGGAATTGTAGTCTATAATCTTGGATTTGCTAGTTTCCCCTGTATATTCCATTATTATATATTGCGATATAATAAATTTTAAATTAAATATTTATATTTAGTTTGTTTAAATTTTTTACAATAGAATTTACAACCTTTGGTCCAGAGGATAAAAATTCAGAAGGATCTATAACTACATCGGTAATTTTTGATTGTGAACGATCTCCGTCTAGAAAATATAGATGCTTTCGCTTATCGTCCGTGTCCTTCGGAGAATAATCCAACGAGATTTGATTCATTTGATTTTGTATTTCATCTTTTTGTGTAATAATGTCAGCCGGGGTTTCTTTTTCTAATCTATAATTATCTATAGAATGTTCGGCACTTTTTGTGTTAAATGTAAGGAAGTAAAATACAACCGATAATGTTAGGGACAATAGTCCAGAAAATAATACATTTATATCTTCCGTGTAAACGTACCCCAAAATAGTTACCAAAATTATAAGTCGTGTTAAGGAATTATATTGATAGTTTTTATCCTCCCCGATAAAAGGGATCACATTGAGTGACGCGAACAAAGCACAAAAATTACTCAACCAATAAGATGTCATTTAATATTACATAACTATTTTATTTTCTCCAGGAATTCTACAGAAAAATTGTTAGTGTGTAAATTATTTATTTCAGATTTATAATCAGATGCGTACACGCTATTGTACTTATCGAATAAGGTCTTGTTTTTATTTACGATAATTTCACCTAGTACAAAAAGAGACTGAATGTAATCCCATATGGCTTTCTTTGTAGGTGTAGTGAGTTCATTCCAATAAGTATCGAGACCACAGTCTTCTGTAAAATTACCAAAATTTTTGGCTCTTTCAGTGACCGTTTCATCTTTCAAGAAGAACTTGTCGTCTCTTTGTTTAATTTGTACCTTATAATCCACGCATCCCGCCATAAACAAATTAGCAGGGGTGGCAGGGGATGTACTTTTCAGCATTTTAAATCCTCTATAGTAAGTCTTAAGTTTTGCATATGGAAACTTTGAAATTATTTTTTCCAAGAATTCTTCAAATAATATATTAAAATTTTCTATTTCTTTTTTAGACATTGATATTAATATATTTGTATATTTTTATATTTTTATATACATTTTAACTCGCAACTACAATTAAAAATACATTCGCTAAAAATAATGTTATATATATATTAAATGTCATCCGATATAAAAATCAATGGTATTAACGTTTTTCTCAATAGATTTGATACGTCTGAAGAAATTGTAGACATTGATAAATTAAAAACGGATTTTCCTCTGGACGATGATGAAGAAGGGTTTTATCGTCTGAGTTTATCCCAAAAAAAATTCTTAGGAAATGAAACAATAAACGACAATTACACACGTCCTCCAATAGGTCCAATAGAAAAAGGTTTATATTGTAGTGTATGTGATGCTATAGGTCCAGAGGACCACAGCGAAGACTGCGATAATCCGCAGAAAGAAAGTCTATTTCTTACAATAAAAGGTATAAAAGACTACATACTCGTACCCAGTTACAACGGAGACTTTTTAAATATTAAAAACAAAATTAATGAAAATACAATAACACAAGAAGAACTTAATGACGAAGTCCTACTATTAGAGGACCAAACTTCACCGGGTGAAATATTAAACGATGAAAACGAAGACATTTTAACGAAAATCTCATTTGACTCGGGAGGAGTGTTTAAAAGACGCGGCCCTAAAAAATTGGCAGCCAAAACTTCAACTACACAATTCTTAAATAATGTTATAATTTCTCACGAAAAGTCTGAAAATAAAACATCCATTAGAATAAGTAAAAACGGTCTTATAAATTTAATAAACGTACCAGAAGACGAGAATGATTATAATGTTATGATAACCGAATTAATTGATCGCATTAGAGATTCCGACGTAATAAATAAGTCTGCGTTAGAAGAGATAACAGGTGAACAAGAATATAGATTATTCCCAGATTACTCTTATATACATTCAATGTCTGCCCAGTTCACACTTAGCAACTTCGATGGTAAACAAGTCGATTTCGAAAACTTAGACAATTTAATAAGTCCGTATGATTCTTCTGGAAAATTAATTTCTAGTGCAATTACCAATGTCGAAACCACTGCATCTGGTAAAAACGTAATAATTTACAACGATATTCGTATAATAGAATGGGAATATTCTCTTGGTAGAATGACTCGCACAGGGGTTATGTCAAAGGAATACATTAAATTTGTTAATACTCCGGCACCGGGTTTAAAAATGACATGTATAATAAATAAATATGGGACTATAACCATGACAATATCTAAATGTAGTGATAAGGCTATATTACAAGGTTTATGCCAATCGGGTGAAACAGTAATAAAAACCGAATTATTTAGAAATGTTGTTAACGTCTTTGATGAATTGTTTAGAAATCAAATGGAAATACTTACGTCTAAAGAAATAGATAAAATATCAAAGGAAATTAAGTCTTATAACACTGTTTCAGGAAATGCTGTACCGTCGTCTGTATGTAGAAATACTCAGACCAGAATAGACGACGATGGAAATACGTGGAAGGAAGGGAAGCGCCCCGACCCATATTCTTGGAGCGGGACATGTCCAGATCCTAATTATCAGTATCTAAGTCCAGAAGGTGTACAAGGGCCAGACGGGCTTTGGTATCCATGTTGTAAGGCAAAGAGCGAAAAGTCCGTTCAAATGATGAGAGATTATCTCATCAAAGGATTTCCGAGAAATCAATCAGATGCTGAAAAATATAACATTGTAGACGGAGAAGACATTGGTTCGGGTATTTTAATACCAGATAGTAATAGTCCCGGATCAACGGCCGAAGTGAATATAAACGGTCGTATTGAAACAGTCACTGTTATTAAGAAAAAAAGTAAAAAATCTAATGATTATACAGTAAGGACTCGAGATGGGGAATTTGTAACAATTGAAGGAGAAGCGTTTAAAAAAGACTCGCGCGTTTTTCCGGGTTTAGACACGTTTAATAAAAACCAATTAATAGAATGCGTTAAACTTAATCTCAAAAGATTAGACTTCGTTATAAATCAAGACGGTAATATAATTAAAAATAAGATTTCTGATTTAAGAGAAAAAATTCTACAAGAAAATACAGATATATTCCTCCGATTAATACCAGATACATCCCTTATTACTAAAAGAAATCTTACTACATTTAGTATAAATTCATTAAAAACAGATCCATATGTAGTTAAAAACGTACCAGGTAGTGGCTATCCATTTTTCCTTTGTCTTGGACCCGGCGGGAACTTTTATATTAATTTAGATTTAATGAGTATAGACTCTGAAATATCTGATAGATTTGACACGGACATTATTTTATTTGGATATCTAAAGAAAAATGAAACAGAAAACGTCAATGAATTTCATGTTGTTGATTTGATTTACTATGACGAATCATATGTTTCCGTTCCGTTTACTAGAAGAAATCAAACAATAATGGAACTACAAAATTCTGTGTTAAATACTATATCAGATGAAATTATTGCGTTTCCCGATTTTTTTAATGATATAATAGATGGTAGTTATTACTTTATGAATGAAAATAAATCAAATACATTAGTATTTATAAACTCGGAAATCTGCGATTATATTACGTGGGGCGAAAAAGACACCGCGGATGATATCATTGAACTTCAAGTTCTAGAACTTACTAAAGGTTCAATTATTAAATTTGGTCACAGCGACACGACTTTCCCCGAAGGGTTAAGCTTCTTAAATAAATATGAATTTACAAAAAGAGAAATTCCCGATAAATTATTGAGAGGCGATTATGTTAATGTTAAAATTAACAGGGATTTCTCTGGAAATATTGTTCCTAAACGCAAGATAAGTATACTAAATAAAACAAGTAAAACGTCCGAATATGATAAGATTTTAAACGATTTGTATAATAAATTCAAACCTACAGACATCTCGTTGTTCATCGATCCCGATGAATGGTATATTTCTAGGGATGAGAGACTGATATACAATGGAACAGTTTTATCAAATGCTTAAAAGATGTGTTAAAAATTTAAATAGTTCATTAATGTTGATATTATCACTGAGGAATTCAATTTCTATCTGAAATTTTTCATCAGGGTTACTACTAGTTTTGAACGTCCTAGATACTGGATAGTATTCAACTGAAGTAATAGCAGTAAGGTCTACCCTGAACAATGAATTCGGGTCAGTATAAGAAACCCTGTACTTTCTCTTTGTGTCTCCAGATGTATTAGATTTCATTACCCGTGTTTCGGTCGACAAAGAAAATCTCGTATCAAAATTTAAGACCTTTGAAATATCTACGTCTACATTTGATACCCTGGTTTTAATTACACTTTCGTATTGTATGAATTTTGCAAAGTCGGGAGAATAGATATATCTTGTTCGGATACCTTGGTCATAGATGTCTATAAAATCAGTGATTTCTCTTTTAAAACCAAAACTTTCAATTTTAATTCCTATTTTCCAGAAGTCTGCCCTGGTTAAAATGGGATTGAAAAAAGTCTTTCCAGATTTATTGATTTTACCGAGTCTCATTTCTACTTCAATGTCCTTTGATGTATTTACATTTTTAATCATGTCTTGAATTTTAGTTAGGTCGTCTTCTTTGAGAAGTTTTACATTTTCCGCGGCGGCTATACATTTAAATAATTTTGCCTTTGAAGAATGTTCAAGAATTACCCGGTAAGCTTTTTCATTATCAGGTTTGAGAAAATAAATAAGATTGTCTATAATCACGGGACTTTTAAAACTCCTCATAACATTTAATACAGTCTTTATAGCATTTGGTCTAGTTTTATCAGTTCTAGCATTTTTCCACCTGAAATCAGCAGAAAATTCGTGTATCGTTCCGTTTCTAATAGTTTCTGGAACATTAACTACAATTGGTCGCCCCCGTTCTTGAAAAATTTCTAACGTATTTCCCTTTACGACCTGGACATTTGCCGTTGTATCTGTAATTTTAACAATTCTCAAGTCCACTGTCTGTTCTGAAACAGGCTTCCATTTATATTGACCGGTAAGGATGACGTTCCAGCTTCCAATTGTATAAAGTGTATCCGCCGCCGTAAATATTAGGCCATCTAAATTTAATTTTCCCTTGAATTTATCGGCATTTTGTTTAATTGTAGAGATGTATTCATAATAATTTTTACGATGTTCTTTTAATTGGGTCTGGAGCCAGCCAGACCCTGATGTATTATAATAAGGTAAAGTAGCAGAAGCTAATGTGTCTAAGAAATAAATTGGTTTGAGTTCAATGTTGAAAAAATCTGAACCTTTAAAGGCGTTAGGTAGCAAGGGTTCTCCTTTATTAAATTGTTCTAATTCTGGTTTTATCATTTTAGCCAGGATATCATATCTATTTATATAAGGCCAACGCTCGCTTCGGAGTTTCCCATTTTCCGGAACCATCATGGAAAATGATTGGCCTATTACTTTATCACCATTAGAATCTAACGAAATGTTTTCTGGGCCAAATAGAATATCGAATACCATAAAAGAAACGCCTCTTATTTTAACGGGATCTAATTCTCTATGAGATTTACCATTAACATCAAAAAATACCAATTCTCCGTCTAAAAGCATTTCTGGAGTATTAACATCAGGCAATTTCAGCCCCGATATGACATTTAGTTTCATATTGCGATCTACAAAACATACCTGTCTTTGTTTTATATTTGCTACACCAGTGTCAGGTCCGATATACATGAGATATCTCGTCCCGTCGACTTTTTGAGTAACAGTGTACTTTGATCTACCATTTGAACCCTTTAACATTAAATTTGACATATCCGTTTTTTCTAAAGTAATTGGCATCCCCCCAATAAATTTTGACATATCATAGTTTTCATTTTTAGACAAAAAACTTTTCACTAATTTAGTAAACTGTTCTTCAACCTTGGGATTTATAAACGGCTCCATTGGTGGGTATGTATTAATTATACATCTTTTTTTTAATTTTAATATTAATTATTTTTTGCAATAAAGCAGGTTTAAAACAATAAAAAGTAAAATTATACTATATTTTCATATTAATAAATGACTGAATGTTATTCACATGAAATTATTTAAATTTATATCTATTTATCTCATCTCTGGAGAAATATAATTATATCCAAGAAAATCGAAGATATCCCTTTCTGTTTCTGGAAACTTTTTTTCTATTGCAGTCATATACTCAGAATCTGTTACTTTTCTACCAGTTGGAGACTTATGAGTTAAGTTTTTCTCATTTAGTGAGTAACCTTTTTCAAGGGCAAATTTTCTCATTCTAACATTAAATTCTTTTGAACCTGTTGTAAATAGTATCGCAAACGGAAAAGTTTCTTTTGGATGGTAGAAAATGTCAAGATGGCGATAGTATTCGTCAATACTGGCAACCGCCATAATTTTAGTAGGTCCCTTTGCTATAATATCAGAAGGTTCGATTATGCCGCGCTTAACTAAATTATTATAAAATGTTGTCATTACCCTTGGATTTTTGGCGTCAGTGGTTATTAAAGCATCAATGTCTCCAGAATCAGGAGTTTTCCTGCGATAAGATCCTACAATAATGAGTTCTCCAGATATACCAATTCCTGTCATTGTTTCGGAGAATACATCCGTTAGTATTTGATTCCATTCATCCATTTCTTTTCGAGGGATTCTACGAATTAGATCATCGTAATGTTTCAACCCGATTGCCTGTTTATCATTTAGAATTTCATTATTAATTGAATAAATGTATCTGAGTTCGTCTATTGTAGTGATTTCTTCAGTGTCGTATATTTTAGCGGCTGTACTCGGTCCTACGTTTGGAATTTTAGTCAGGTTTTCTATCGCAAGAGAACGGTCGTCTTGTTCAGTGAGTGATATTCCGTCAGTTTGACCCGTCTTTAGAATACTGTCTATCTTTTGTAATATAGCACTCTTCCATGTTCCATTCTTTACTTTAAAGTTTTCTTCACCTGTTAATTTCATATCTCCTTCTCTAAGAACCTTGATGTAGTCTTCCACTGAACTTAATTCCATACGATCCTTCAATATTTCATTTGTTTGTTTATAAATTTTTACTTTGAAAGTCCAGTTAGCTTCTTTATCGGAAATTATTTTAGCAATTAGTTTAGATATAATTTTTTTGACATCTTTCACTGATATGCTACTTTCTGGTTTAGACAATAAAGTGGAAATGTCATCACGAATGCCACGATAAACAGGGTGACGTGGTACACCTTCGTTTGTCATCTCCATATAACTGAATGAAACTATGCTTCCAATTGGAATAAAATCTGAAGAATTTGGATTATTATAATTTTCTCTTTGGGTGTCATTTAGGCCTGTACCTATTTGAGTAAACACCCCATTAGGTTTATTATCCTTCATTAATTCACATTTCAATGAACCAAGCATACCAATGTATTTTCCATCTCCTGGGACGTATTCTCGCAGTATACATTCGGCGTCTTCTTTGATTTTATACTTTAACATGTATTTACTTCTTTTAGTTTGGTAAGGAGAACCAGGTGCTCTTAGCATAATACCTTCAGCACCTTCTGTTGTTAACTTTGTATATAGATTAATAAGCTGTTCAATCGATTTAATTTTTACTTGTTCTGTGAACTGAATAGGAAAAGTTTTCTTACCCGGATAAACAATCGAGTTCCAACAAACCTTACGATCTTTTACGACAGTCTGAAGAAAAGACATTCTTTTTTCAAAGGGCCTCGAATCATTTGGAATATCAAAAACTTTGAATACTACAGGTGGTCCTGAATCTCCAGCCCAGATTTTTTCAATTTGTTCGGTTGTGTAACTCTTCCCTGGCTTAAGAGTGGAAAGTCTACTTGTTTTCTGAAAAAGTCCTCTTCCTATCCAAATTTCTCCGTCTAATGGAATACCCGGCGGCAGTGTATTTTTAAACCATTCTGGAATGTATGTGTAAACTTTAGGTTTGCCAGCCCCTGAACCGCGCGATATCATCTTTTCTCCATCCCATAAAGCTCGGATACCGTCCCATTTCTCTGATGCCCACCATCCAATAGGGGGAGCAGATATATTCAATTTTTTAGACATTTCATCTGTTAATTTGATTATATCACCCGATTTGTTATCGTATAAATTCTGTGCTGTCATCACTTTTAAGTTGTCGACGTAAGTCTTATCATCACTTGTTGAAATTATTTGAATTTCTGGATAAACTGCTATGTATTTTCCGTTACATACGTTTTCTTCTTTGTATTTAACAAAATTATTAATTGAATCGAATCCTGATTTAAGGGCCAGCTTTACAAGACAATCTTTCAGTTTTTCGACTTCCATTATATTATATATACAATTATATTTTTATATGTATAAAATAATATTAAGTTGTGTATTTTTTTGTAATTAGTTTTGTTCTATTATAATTTTTATCTCATTAGGAGTTAAGTCAGTATTTCTAAGATTTGAATACATCTCATCTTCCGACGGTTCTCTGCCATATTTTGTTTTGAATGTTTCAATAAAAGACCATACATTTTTGCTTTTATTTTTGTAATCTTCTCGTTCAACTAGTAATTTTTCTATTCTATTCTTTTCTGTTATTTCAATTGTATTAACCTTAATTTGTTTATATACAACATCCTGTAAAGAGCTAATCTCATTAAAAAGTTCTGGTTTAATTAATTTATTAAAATTTTTATTTTTGCGGATAACGTCATTTTTGTCTATTCCAGTGGTTAACTTTTTTCTAAACATTTCAATTATATTTTTATCTATATCGGGACAGGTTTCCATTAATCTATCGAATTCGTCGCGGGAAGTTTTCATAAAATAATTTACATCTGGTCTCTCATCAGGGGCTTTAATCAATTCTATTCGGATACTTCTATGGAATTTATCCCATGCTACACTCGCCGTTCTGTGACTTTCTGTAAGTTCATTTAATTTTAAAAATTGACCAATTGTGGTAATGATACCGGCCAAAATGTTAACGCTACCAATTGCTATGGAACATATATTTTGATATTCTTTTGGAAATCTTTCAAGGGCAAAATTAGCAGTCCCGGTTAACGTAGACATTATAATAACTGGGATAGTAAACATATTTCTTTTGGCAGAGTATTTTAGATAAGATTTGTCGTGTAGCCATTTATAACATGCCGCCTTATCCGCCCAATCTACAAAAATAGTCTCATGATGATGTTCCCAAGCAATGTATTCTTTAAGAGATGTATTATCAATACTCATGTTATTTAATGATCTTAATTATTTTATTTATATATAATTAACTTATCATGGAAATTCCTGACGATTTTGTTAAAATAGAAGATTATAGGAATGATATATCTAGGATACTTGATGAAATAGAAGAAAAATGCGTTCACCTTAAAAGTACTTATAATCAATATATAAAACAGACAGAAAAGAATAAAGCCTTTATAATGTCATTAGACACCATGCTATACCAGATAAGTCTTGCTGATTTAGAATTAACAGATCATAAAAAATTTTTTAATCATCATATCTACTATACATACGGTCAATATTACAAATTATATATAAGAATAAAAAATGGATTTAGTGAATTACATTTTTCAGATTTTTACAAAGAAGCTCAACGCATAGAATTTGAACCGTTTGACGATATTAATTTTAAATATTACCCATTCGAAAATATAATAAAGATACATAACTGGATTATAAATTTTATATCAAATATTAAGATGTACATCACTAAATCTAATTATGAAATAGAAGACGACGCTGTTAGAGTTAAAAATGGCATATCAATCGATAATTTAGTTTTTGAGAAAAAACATTTAGTAGAAACGCTTAAAAATAAAATAATTTTACATATATCTACAATTACAAAATTTTACACATACCAAAAAAAAGTTATGAGTAGAATTATGCTAAAAATAAAATTATTATATTTTCAATTGGATTCTGATATCAAATTTGAAACATTTAATTATAATCCGCGCCACAGTTTGACAAATGTAATAGATGGCCGTTTAGAAACTTTAACAAAGCAACACAATTTTGCTAATATCCTTATGGAAGAATTTGAAGGGAAACAACCTATTAATCCTTTTTGGATTTTTTTTAATAGGATAATCAATAAATTTCTCATATTCAGATAGTATTGTACTTATCGTAAGACTTAATAGTGTTTGGGACGAGACTTTCAATTAGATCTTTCATAGCATCGGAGTATTCTTTAATCTCAGATTGTGCGTTATAAGCAGATCTAAGACGAATAAAATTAAGAAGATTATGAAGATCAATACTCCAATAAAACTCTGTGTACATATTCTGAGGAAGACCAATTCTCGCGGTTTCGCGAGATACACCACTTTGTACAAGAAGTTTATAGGTATTATATTGTTTCAAAGAATTACTCATATAATCGTGAAACATTTCGTTTGTATTTTTACATTCGATTATGTTACCAGACATTTGTTTATTCATTTTACCCTGGTCATGAATTGCCTTTGGATAATAAAATTCAGGTTTAATAACCGAATACCTTCCGGAAATTTCATTAACATTTGCCATCCTATGACGAATCCATTGTCTTTGTACGAATATCGGCACCTTTACGTGAAATTTAAACTTTACCATTTCGAAAGGACTGGTGTGTTTATGACGAATAAGAAAATCAATAAGTTTAATGTCTTTCTCTCCAGTCTTAATGCCTTCATTCAACGATACTCTTGCTGCCTGAACAACAGCATGATCACACATCAAAGCTTTGCAACCTTCTGGAATTACACGGGGCATTACATCAACGAGCCTCACAAAACCCGCACTTCCAATATAAGAAATTTTTTGCGTTAAATTGATAACCCGAGAATTAGAGATAAAAACTGACATGCTTATAGATGTATACTAGCATATGTTCTTAAATAGATTTAAAAAGATACCATATTTTCATTTATAAGTATGACGCTCTTTATCACCATTGACCCTGAAAACGACTATTTTTGGAAAAATCACCCCACTTACGATAAAGCAAAACGAAATGAAGACGTCGGTCTTGATATTCCGATGCAGAGTTCAGAATTTATACCTAAGAATTCTAAGTCTCATAAAATTAATCTTAAATTTAAAGGAGAACAGAATAAAGGATATATGCTCGTACCAAGAAGTTCCATTTCAAAAACAACAATTCGTCTATCAAATTCGATTGGGATTATTGATAAAAACTATCGCGGAGACGTTATGGTAGTAATAGATAACATTGGAGCAGTTGATGTGCTTCTACAAGAAGGTTGCTGTTATTTTCAAATTATAGCATTCGACGGAATTTTGCCCAAGTTTCAAATTTCGAACGTAAATATTGATACCTCAAGAGGTACAGGCGGGTTTGGTAGCACGGGCGCCGCCTAAAATACTTCAAGTGTGTTTTTTGAGGCTATCTGTTCGGAATCTTTTTTAGTACATCCAACACCAGTACAATATCTTTTTCCTTCTATTATAACAATACTTGTAAACGTTTTCTTATGCCCGGGTCCGGTTGTAGAGATCAATTCATATTCGGGATTAATTTGAAACATCTTTTGACATTTTCTTAATAGAATGTCTTTGTAATTATTGTCTTCACGGATTTCATCAAAATTTATAAATTTAAGTACATTACATAGTACAAAATGTTCTACATATTTATATCCTAAATCTAAATGTATAGAGCATAGAAATGCTTCGAAAATGTCTTCCAATATACGGTCATTCTTTCTTCCATTTATTTTTTCTACATTTTGACTGATAACTAAAAATTGATCTAATTTTAATTGTTTTGTGAAAAAGGCGAGAGTTTTACCATTAACTAATTTAGTCTTAACTTTAGTCATAAATCCTTCTTCTTCATTCGGATATTTACGGAATATAAAATCTGCTATTATAAGATTTAATACTGAATCTCCAAGGAATTCATATCTTTCGTAAGAATTCTTTAATTCAGTATCGTTTAAGAATCTAAGTACACTTTTATGAATAAACGCCTTTTGATAAGTTAAAACATTAATAGGATTATAACCTGTAATTCTAGTAATGTCTTCACGTGTGATATATTTATTTTCCGCATTAAAGCTATGAAAGTTAATAGTAGTCATCTTATGTTATATATAAACGTTTTATTTAAGTTAATTATTTTTTTACAATTTTTTAAATAAATAATCATTAGTTTTACATTCGTCTACCGACTTGATGATGTCTAATATTTTAAGTAGACTAGAATGAGAATTGTATGTATCTGTATTTTCACTTTTAGAAAAAACAAGATTAAAATTGAAAATGTCTCCGAGTTGTACACTGTTTTCACATGATACTCTAAATGTGTGACATTTTCTTACGAATGATGTTTCTTTTTTGATATATTCGTCTGAAACGTAAATTTCTTGAATTTTTTTGCTCTCGGCTGCGATTATTAGATCATATGGACTATTCTCAATCTTATAAATAATTGTGTCCATGATTTTATAAGGAATTTTGTTATTTATCGTGCTAGTTAATTCTGTCCGGTCTTCCCAATGATCATTTGAATTTAACAGGTTTAGAATACAAAGATAGTTGTCTTTTTGAAAAAGATGCTTTTCAAAACCAAATTTATCCGTGTATTTCCCTAGTGTAAACGTGATATTAGCCATGGATTTATACCGCTTAATAAAGTCGGCGACACATGATATAGTAGTATCCATAATTAAATGTATAAATGTATAATTGTATAAATGTATATATATCATTTCTTTGAGTTAATTTTTTTTTAAACGCACGGGCTAAAACTACTTAAAGAAAAAATACATAAATAGTTATAATAAAATGTCTGATTCGCAGGAAACCGTTGCCCCAATGACAACACACGATAAGTTCGAATTTCTAATCAAGGATTTCTCGTCTCTAATGGAGACAACTAAGAGTCTCAGTGCCCGAATGAAGGTTCTACAGAAGGAGGTAAATAAGGGTAAGCGTACTCGTCGCCCACCTCAGGAAGTTGACCCAGATGCCCCTCCGCGCACGTCGGCTCTTCATAAGCCCGTTGCTATTTCTAATGAATTGTGTAAGTTTCTTGGATTTGAACCCGATACTGAGCATTCGCGTCGTGAAGTTACCCAGGGTATTAACGATTACATTAAGAAGCATGAACTACAGGATCCCAAGAATCGTCGTTTTATGCTCCTAACTGAGACACCTGAGGGTCTAGCCCTCAAGGCTCTACTCCGAGATCCAGATCAGCCTGTTACATTCTTCAACATTCAGCGTTATCTTAAGCCTCATTTCCCAATGTCCGAGAAGGACAAGAAGGCTCTTGGGGTCGCAGAGGAAGCTGTTAAGACCGAAACTCCAAAGGTAGTTTTTAAGAAGCCTTCTCCTGTCGCTGTTGTTCCAGATGCAGGTGTAGTATCCGAAGACCCAAAGGAGGAACCCCCAAAGGCGCCCCCAAAGAAGCGCGCCGTCCGCAATCCAAAGAGCGCCTAATTATTAAAAAAATTTGTAAAGCCTATAGAGGAAGAAAATTAAATTATATATTATTTATGTACTACAAATTAAATGAACCTAGATTAGGCCATAAAAAAGCTTTAGTGTATGCCAATAAATATATCAATTTTATTCAGATTAAAACGCCCTATTCAGATATAGAAATAGTCAAATTTTACGCACCGCAGTTTATAAACACTGTACCAAACAATTTTACCATTTAAAACACCAAAGAGCCCACGTGGCGCAATTGGATAGCGCGCAAGACTTCTAATCTTGAGGTTCGGGGTTCGATCCCCCGCGTGGGCTCTTTGTTGTTAAATTCATCTATTTTTTTTACCTTTTACAGGCAAATCCATTTTTACAATACCATTTATTAGCACCCGAGAATTCAAATACAAGGTGACCAAGGACACCGGCTACAAAAAGCGTAATTTCCATTGCATAAAACTTATTCCAATCTTTACATTCTTCTGGTAGATCCACTTTGAAAAATGGACCCACTAGAAATGCTGCAATATTACCGAATATTACAAACGCTATACCAACTACGACGGCCTCATAAATTAATTGCATCGTAATTATAATTACAAAATAAAATAATTAATTATAATTAAGTATGTCAAAACAGCTGACAGCGTTGTTATTGCAAAAGAGTATATCTGATAAAAGTATACAAGATCAAAAAAACCATTTAATAGAGTGTCTAAAAAAACAAGGATTAATTTCAGAACCTGTTGTAGTACCAATGGTACCCAATGCATTACCTGATATATGTGACATATGTGAATCAAGTAATATCATATTTTCAAATCATGAGATGATATGTAATGAATGTGGTACAGCAAAATCAAGTATTAGTTTAAATCCTTTTAAAACATTCAAACAGGATATAAACTTTGGGTCCGGCACCTTTTTAGAACCTGGTTTAGTAGTAGTGAGTATAATAAAAGATGGAAAACCGGTCTCGAGAGACCTTTCAAAGATTAACACTTGGGTTTCATTAGACGCCGAAGAACAGAGGATAGCTAACGGAATAAGAAATCTCACAGAAATTTTAGATAAAATAAGACCATATTATAACCCTATTTCATTCGAAAGAGTAGAAAAAGAAATAATTTCATTGTGGTATAATGTATTAATTTTAAATAAAACAATGATCGGAAAAGAAAGAAAAGCACTTCTAGCCTGGGCAATTTACTACCCGATGGTGTATAATAATTTAAATGTATCCATTCAGCGTATATCAAGCGTTACAGATACATTTATCGGCGACATTTACGCGCACAATTTTAGATTAAAAGACCTCTTCAAAGGAACAGGGTTTGAAAAGTATATATCTGTACCAATTGGTACTAAAAGTGACATAGAAATTCCTCAAAAAGTCCAAGATAAAATTAGAGTAATTAAACGTAACATGAAAGACTTCTTAAAAGAGCCTTTAAAAGATAAGCAAATATACGGTATGATTTATTATATTTCAAAAAATGTACACGAAAAGTTTTTTACCTTAGTTGAACTTGCGGATAAAAGTGCACTAAGCACTGTAACTATATTGAACGAATCTAAAATATATGATAAATTTTATAAATCAAACAATAGACTTAGAGAAATCTTATTTGATTAAATGTACATCTCATTGTAAATGTTGTCATAAACATTCTTGACAAAATTCGTATCAAACGGACCATATCTTATTCCATTAATAAGATCCGTGATAAATTGGATATGCCAATCTGGGTAATCTTTTTCGTTTTTATTTGATCTCGTTGTTTCGATTATGATCAAAATGTCTTGACAAGACAGGTTTTTGATGGCAATAAATTCAGGTTCTTTTGAAATAAATTCCTTAAAATTGGAAATGACTCTCCATTTACGTTCTTCTTCCAAAAGTTCTATAATGTCTGGGTCATCATCGGCGCGATCATGCATCGTGTAGTCATCAGTGGAAGTCATGGTATAATATATATATATTATAATTTTTTAAGTAATTTTTATGTAAAAATATCTTTTATGTAATTACATATTTCTATTGTATTTTTACAGTGTTGAGCGTCTCGTTTAGTAATATGTATTTCATTTCCAAGAAAACGAAGAAAATTGTAGCAAACGGTTTGAAAATTAGGATTATAAACCGTGTCTTTTGTAGAAATTAATGCGAAGAACTCCTGTTGGAAAAAAGAAATATCAGACATATAGTCCGATAAAAATATAGTATCTATACAAATTGTGCCACCTAAACGACAGTTTAGATTAATGGTAGTATTAATACATATTGTACCACCCTGTGAAATTCCTACCAAGTATAAATTATTAGACTGTATCAATTTTAATTCGTTGTGTATAGTTTTTTTAAGATAATCGCACGAATGTGTAAATTGAGTATAGTTTATTTTATCATGCCGATTGTGATTATCTCTCTGGGTGTAATAGTCGTACCATTTCATACCCTTACCTTCTAAAATAACCCACCTAATAAAATCACAATCTTCATTGATTAAGTTGGATATGTATTCCATCTCAGAAATGTCTTGATTAAAACCATGTAAAATTATGACTGTTATTTTATGTAAACCGGAACAAGAAATTATTTTCATGAACTTATATAATAGTAAACAATGTCGTTATTATCTATATTTATTATTTCTATTTCAAAATTATCTTTTATATTGTAATTTTTGTCTTTTTCCATTAATATATTCTCGTCATTGTACTTTAAAATTAAATTATAACTTTGTTTAATTAATATTCTTCCAGGGCTATGAAATACATTTGTACCCTCTTTAACCCTATATTCATTTAATTTCAAATTTATTTCTTCAGTTGTATCTAGTTTATCACTAATTGTTTCATTTTGTCTTTCTGGTATTATATTATAAATCTCTATCAATGTAATAACCAGTATTATTATGAGAATGGCGTACATTTAAGATAATTGTGTATTTTTTTTACAGAATTTTAACCTACTTAAAGGTTAAATTTATACTTAGTTATCAACAGATACACAATGGCCAGCAACAACATTCTACTCTCTAACGAATTCAACAAGGACAATGTTACTTTCTTGCCACCGCGGCAGAATAAGCTAGGTGGACAGGGGGTTCTTGTAAATTACAATAATGGCGAACAGCCCGGTCCCTTTTTCCTTCAGACTTGCCGTGTACGTATTCCCTTTGGTATCGACAGTTCAAAGCCCGAGAATGGGCCAGTAAAGTATCACATTTCTTTGGCAATGGCTAATGCGGATACCCAGAACGAACAACTACATAAGCTAACTGACAATATTCGCGCCATCGACGAAAAGGCTAAGGCGATGCCTACTCAGAGTGACACGTGGTTCGGTAAGAAGCTAAGCAGCGAACTTGTAAACGAGTTTTATAAGTCTGCCGAGAAGTTTCCAAAGGATCCAAAGTGGCCTTCTAATCTTAAGGTTAAGCTTCCGTTTGATATTAAGAAGGGAGATCCTCTATTTAAGCTGTATGATGAGAACAAGAAGGAAGTTAAAATCGTAGATGAAAACGGTGAGATTAATAGTGATGCTATTCCTCGTGGATGCGAGGCAGTATGCCTTATTCAGACTACTGGAGTATGGTTTGTAGGTAAGACACAGTTTGGAGTTGGATACAAGCTTGTACAAGCAAAGATTTACAAGAGCAATAAGCTATCAGGGTATTCCATTGTAGACTCTGAAGACGAGGAAGAAGAAGAGGTCGAAGTCCCAGATGAGTGAAATTGATATAAAGAAATGAGATATATATATTTATCGATGGATGCTGTAGATCACACACTATACATCAAAGAAATTATGGAAAACCCAGAAAAACTAAAAGAACTCCTTATTATTGATAAGGCACTTACTAATATGCTTTATGATATGATTAAAAAAATTCCATAGGGAATACAAAAATAACGTATTTTAATTAATACATTCCTCCATAGCTCAGTTGGTTAGAGCGTGCGGCTGTTAACCGCAATGTCTTCGGTTCGATCCCGAATGGAGGAGTATATTAATTTTACAATGTAATCAAGCTTTCGTGGTCTAGAGGTAATGACCGTGGACTTTGAATCCACTAACCCCGGTTCGATCCCGGGCGAAAGCTTAATTACATTCATTTCCAAGGTATTTCTAGGCCATTTGATAAGCAGTGTCTGACTGATTGTCTAATCTCAAAAGGACACTCGTGTTCCAGTCTTTCATTTATATATTTATTATATTGCACATGGCCACCTTCGTGATTTCTTCGGATTGTGTTAAGTTTAGTTTTTCCCATTTTATTAGGCATAAACATCATATTGTATCCCATATCAACATCATATCCATTTATATTGGCTTTAGACTTCCACTGGAGTGGAATTATATGATGAACATGTACACAATCTTCAAGGTTATACCTGTATTTATATCGAATAAAATCTTTTTTACGTAAATTTGTAAATAAAAACAATATCATCCTTAATTTAAAATATACTTTATATATAAATTAAATGAAGAATAGCGTATTATTCTCTATCATTTTATTTGTAACGATGTTTGTTCTTTCCGGTATATCTAAAGTTTCTTCTTTTGGAGCATCTGAATCTTCCAGATTAGCGACTAAATTACCCGAAGGTATTTCAGAGTTTAGCCAAATTATTGTTCTTTTAGCCGGATTATTTGAATTGATTTCATCTTTCGCTATTGTATACGGCAGTTTTTATGAAAAACCTGATATTGCTATATATGGGATATATGGCCTAATTTTATTTACGGTACTTGCCACCCTTATTTTTTATACTTTTCCATTAAAATACAAACCAGCTCTTTCCAATTTGTCGGTTATATCGGGTCTTTATCTCATGATGAATATATGCTTTTTTAAGAATTAAGAATGAAATACCTTCTTGAGATTGAATCTATTTATAAACTTTTCACAGTGACAACATGGCTTCGAATTTAGATGTTCTCCCCGTCGATTAACTCTAATTATAACAAGTTCACATTTTTTAAGTTCGACCGCAGTAATTTTTTTAAGTGCGTTATTGATTGCGCTAACTTCTGCGTGTACAGACTCTTTATAATTAGAATTAAATTTGTGTTCGTGATAATAATTGTACCCAGATGAAAGAATTTTTCCACGATAAATAACAACGGCACCGTGATTAAAATTCATATCCGATTTCATTGCACACATCTCAGCCTCTTCAATAAACAGTCGCCTTATCATATTTCTTAACGTTTATATCTTAAATATTTTTAAATACATTTAAAAAATGTAATTTAAGCACTCATAAGCGCGGCAGCGGGGCTATAAGAGAGGTCTACACTTCCAAACGAATATTTATAAGTTGCCTGACTAAATTCGGACAGTGCCCAAAAACCAAACATCATCAGTAATAATATCAAAATACCAAGTAATATCGTTCCTCTCGAACTGCTTTCATTATCGCTATCGTCATATTCTATTTCTTTGGGGTTTTCTTCAACGTTAGCCATTTATTATTAATATTATATTTTTATTCATTATTAAAAAACTTATAATAATTCACTGCTCCGGGCATTCCAAATGTAAATAATAATGCTAATATAACAGTATACTATAACTTAAAAAAATTAAAGACAAATCTTTACTTTCAGATTCCATTTTCGTAATAAAGTTTATTTTATTTATAACTTTTTTTACATAAAATAAATATTATTAGATACATAATGAATTCATTAGTGTAATCATGTCTTATCGCCGCGAAATATTCGTTCAGAAATGCGCAGAATTTCTAAGCATCGCTCAAGACAATGTCATAGTTATAAACATGGAAAAAGGCGTATTTAATAACGCTGTTGAAATGTCTAGGAAAAATGAAACTCCATTAAAATGGTCAGATAAAAAATTTATTAGGTATTATGCGTCAAATGCTAGAAGACTATTGGCTAATATATCCTATACGACAAATGCTAATGAAATGATTTCAAAGATCAAAAATGGTCGCATTGACCCATATTCCCTTGTCAAACTAACAAGGGAAGAACTTAACCCTACTCTCTGGGATATTATACAATCTAAAAATTTAGAAAGAATCGTTGTGAAACAGGTTGTATCAGACGACGGAATGTTTAAATGTGGTAAGTGTAAATCTATGAAGACTGTATATTATCAGTTACAGACGCGCTCGGCCGACGAACCAATGACTACTTTTGTGACATGTACAAATTGCGAGGCGAGATGGAAATGTTAGTATATAAAAATGGATTTTTCATTGCTATACCCCTTTGAACTAATTTTTTACAGGTATACGTCTAAAAATATTTCAAGACAAACTGTGCCTTAATGAATAAACATATTCCTTCGGGAATTAATTTATGCATTTTAAATGTCTACGACAAAAGATTAACGAAACTTCTCAATAATAATAAAGATGACTACATTTAAATAGATTCGTGGAATACTTACACCATTTTACAGCTAATGAATTCAGAAGAACAAACGGGGTCTTTTTTTTTCAGCGTAAGAATTTTGCCTCTTAACAATTGGTTCAGACATTGATTCATTTTCATTTTCATTTTCATTTTCATTTCCGATTGAATAAATTTGATTAACACTTGGGGGTCTCGAGTATGACATTGACCTAGAAATATTTCTAAAGGCCTCTACGTAATCGCCGGATATTTCGAGTGATTCGTTTGCATGTGAAATAATCGCTGAATTGTTTTTTAAGTCGTGTTCGTTTTCACATATAAATGATACATTCAAGTTACACATCTCGTCGATTGTTTCCCTAAGGTTTTTGAGAGAAACTAAAGTATGTATTTTACTTGAATTTTCATAACCATCAGTTATAATCGTAAGAGAAACATTTTTAAAATTTTCGGCGATAATCATTTTGTATACATGACCGATTGCGTCGTATAGCGCAGTTAAACCTACGTTTAATATTGAATTAATAATGTCTTCACAATTAATTTCGTTGAAATTTGCGTCGGCTATATTTTTAACTATCGTGTTAAATGTTATAAATGTAAAACGATCTGTATTATCACGTTGATCATTGAAAAGATCAATAATACCTTTGTTAACAGAATTCTGATTTGAAGTCATGCTAGCAGACGAATCTACCAGGGCGATATTCCAGGATGACATTTAGTTAGTTAAGTTATATTTTATCCTATATAACTCTATATTTATTAATTACTTATTGTAATTATACATTCTAATTTAAAAATATCCTTAAATTATTAAGAATGTACATAACGAGACATAAAACTAAATCTGGTTTTGTATACAGTACTAAAATTCAGGAAGATCTTGAAAGAATTAAAAAATTAAGAATACCGCCTATGTGGACATTAGTTAAAATAGACGGGTCTAAAAATTCAAAGATTCAGGCTACCGGTTATGATTTAAAAGGTAGAAAACAATACATTTATCATTCAGACTGGACCGAGAAGTCAAAGAAGGCTAAATTCAACAAGATGAAAAATTTTAATTACGATCATTACTCTAGAGTAATTAATAATTTTATTAAAAGAAAGGATCTTTCAAGAGATTGCGTAATAGCTAACGTTATTAAAATAATGGAAGATATGAATATCCGTGTTGGAAATGAAATGTATAAAAAGGAAAACGGTTCTTACGGTATAACTACCATGCTTAAAAGTCACCTTAACGGTAATAAATTAACTTTTATAGGAAAAAAGGGTATCCAACACGCTAAAACCATTACATCAGAAAAAAGTTTAAATTTTATAAATCGCGTCAAAAAAATTAAGGGACCTAATTTATTTTACGACTCTGAAGGAAAATGTATAACCAGTACCGATTTAAACACGTTTCTACGTAATAAAGTTAATTCAAATATAACATGTAAAGACGTGCGTACATATAGAGCAAACCAAATTTTTTTAAAGTTTATGAAAAGGGTAAGATTGGGTAAGACAGAGAAGGAAAGAAAAAAACAAATAATACAAGGTATAGATTATACCGCAAATGAACTTGGTAATACACGTAAAGTGTGTAAAGATTCTTATTTATCCCCTCATAATATAAATAAATTTACTTAAAAATAAATAATATTACAATATATTACTTTAGAATACATAAAGTATGATAGCCTTAATTAATACATTTATTTTTTCATTAAACCATCCTTACTGGTATAACCCATCAATTCATAATCTAGGTAATACCGGTATGTTGGGTAACCTTCACGCGGCGGCCACACCTTTATTTACAAAACTTATAGACAAAAAGGCTTATTCTGGGGTAGACATTAGAAAACAGATATACGAAGAAATGCATGGTAGCATATGCGATCTATGTTGCGGAACAGGGTTTTCCACCAAACCTGGACAAACAGGTGTTGATACATCTAAGGAAATGTTGAGATATTCTAGTTTATTTAATCCCGGGAGTAATTATATATATGGAAACGCAGAAACTTATGGTAAAGATAGAGAATATGATATAGTTACATGCATGTTCGCTTTTCATGAAATACCAGAAGAAGGTCACAGGAAAATTCTTAATAACGCTATTAGAATATCTTCGAATAAAGTAATTATCGTTGACATCTCTACAGATTATAAACCGTCTAAGATGATGTTAGCAGGCGAACCTTATACATTAGATTACATTTCAACTATAGACAAACTAATGGAAGACTTTTCATTTGAAAAGAGAAATTTAATAAATGGTCATGTTGATATCTGGACCTATAATAAGGCAAATTAGAATCACGGATGATTTTAAATATAATTATTATATATAGTACATTATATAATGAATGATATTTTATCTGTTAAGTCTGGCCTTTAATGTATTTTCAAAAAATGTTATACTTCATTTGGAAAAAATTCCTGGGGGTATAACTCACACTGGTATATCTTTTAAAACACCAATTAAAAGAGTTCGTTATGATTTTAGGGCATTTAATGAAAATAATACTTGCGTAACCTCAGATATTAATAATGAAAACGGTAAAAATATCAAGAGACTGTATCCAAATTTATACGATCCCGAATTTAATGAACAATTCCGTTATATACTTGAAAACTTTTTTAAAAATGAACCATTTGTAATTAAAAAAGACGTAATACTGGGTTCAACTGAAAAAACTTTTCAAGAAATAGAAACTTACTCGTGTATTATAAATAAAAAGTACATATTTGGTATATACGATTGTAGACATTACGTTGATAAAATGTCTATATTTTGCGCCACCGGTAATATACCTATTTGGAACCTGAAGTCATACTTTTAAGAAGTAATGTTTGTATTGTGATTAAAATAAAATATAGATATATTTTAAATGATAAAAGTAAAAAGTTTTAAAAAACTTAAGGGAAATTCTAAGAAGTATGAGATAGTATTCGAAAAAAATGGAAAGACGTACACTCGTAAATTCGGCGCCGCTGGGATGTCTGACTTTACAATTCATAAAGACAAAGAGCGCCGCGAGAGATACATTTCACGTCATAATAAAGACCTTCGTACTAAAGACCCAATGAAACCCGGTTATTTGTCTATGTACATACTTTGGAACAAACCAAGTCTTAAAGCCAGTCTTGCCGACTACAAACGTAGACTTAATGTTTACAATAAAACAGGTAAGTTTCCAACTGACATATCTGGCAGTAAGAAGCTGTCATTTGGAATGAAAAATGCGGCACAAATAAAAGACATTCTCGCGGATAAAGTACGTTGGGACCCAGCCCAGATAATACTTGAATATGCCGCTGCCCCAGAACTTCAAAAGTTGGCTCGCGGATACCTAGCAAGAAAATTTACTAAATCGAAAAGGTATCTCAAGATGGTTTTACTTTCCATTAATATCGATTTTTATAATTCCGTTAGAAGGTCTATGGGGTCTAATTTTAATCCGGAACAATATTCTATCGAACAAATGACTCCAAATTCCGGAGAACCATGGTTGGCTTTAAACCCTTTGAAACATGACACTGCTTTTTTGCTAAAGAAAATGTCTTCTATCTTAACGAAAAAGGATCTTTCAGATGACTTGTTATGGTATAATATAATAAGTTACGTCCTAGATGAAATAGTTACATTAGACCCCGATAATATACAATACCGAGGACAACAGGGGATTAATGTAGAGCAGTCGGCCGACTATACTCTCGAACTTTTGAATAAAATGGGGTATCCATATGGACCTGGAGATGATCTTTATGAATGGTATAATAATGCGCTTGCTTGGTTAGAAGAAGAGAATGTTATAGAACTAAATTTCGGTAAAAAATACAAATTACCTGATAATGTAGTTAATAAGAAAATGTATGAATCTATCAAGTCTAAAATTCAGAGGTCTATAAAAGGACGTAGATGGGGAGCATATGATTCGGGTAGACTCGTTAGAGAATACAAATCAAAGGGAGGAAAATACACTGGTTCAAAAGGAAAATCAAATTTATCTCGCTGGTACAAAGAAAAATGGGTAGACGCTTGTGCCTGGCCCAAAAGAAAACCATGTGGACGCAAGACTAAAGAGAGTATCGCTTATTGCCGACCAAGTAAAAAAGTAGACTCAAAGACTCCTAAGTTAGTTCAGAAATTGTCCGCCGCCCAACGCAAGTCGCGATGTGCTCGTAAAAAGAAGACCCCTATGAAAAGAATAACCAAGTTTGGAAAGGCGGGTCCGGATGTTGATGTAGGAAATGGGTGGGTTATTCACTGCAATCCCGTACCTGGTATAGGCCCTCACGCAACATTGAGACAAAAACAACTTGCCGGACCAGAGCGCGAAACAGACTGGGCGTTTAGATATGGTATTAAAACACGGGGAGGCGCGCCAGAATTTTGGGCATCTGGGGATGATCCACTTGGTCCAAGATCGGGTACAGGACTTCCCAACGTGCTTGGTCAGCAGATGTTAATGGATTATTTTTATAATAATTGCGGAGGATACAATCCTAGGATGTTGCCCCCAAAGTCGCCAGCCCATTATTCTTATAATAAATTCGGTGATAAAAAAAAACTTAGACAAGATATGTATAATGACATAATATTAGGACCTAGTAACGATATGCTCGATAACGTAACGAATGCTCTAATTAAACGGTGCCCAGGTGCTTTGACTCCTAGATTAGATAATAAAGAGTGTTCTAAGAGAATGACCGAACTTATATTAAGTATCTATTTTACTATGATTAAAGACAAATCAATTAAATTAAACACCAAACGCAAAAGAGAAATTAACACTAAAATAAGAAGTATATCTAAATATTATGGTCCCCCAAGCATGTTAAATTTGAGAAAAAAATATTTAATAGACGAATTGTTAATAGGGTTACAGGGTGGATATTTTGGTAAGGTATTTAAAGGAGAACTATCAAATTATATTCTAGAATCTATAATCACTTAAAAAAATAAAATATAAAATATAAAATATAAATGGAAGAAATCTTACCGGGCCTTGGGGCTGGGATAGTTTCTACATTAATTTGTAGTCCACTTGATACAATTCGAATAAATTATCAATTGGGTAATGAGATTAAATACAATAAAAATTACTTATATCGCGGGATTGGATATGGTATAATCGGTATTCCTGTATTTTGGTCTATTTATTTCCCCATGTATAAAAGACTTAAAGAAGATTTTTCCATACCAGTATCAGCATATATCTCATGTTGTACAGCAAGTACATTTACAACACCGTTCTGGGTTTTAAGACAGGCTAAACAGACTGATAAAAAGATAAATTATTCAATTAATTCTTTATACAACGGACTTCTGCCGACCTATCTTATAAATTTAAGTTTTACAATTCAGATGCCTCTTTACGAATACATGAAATCTAAAGTAGAAAACAATACATTCAATGTATTCATTTGTACAGCTGTATCTAAAACCGTTGCCGCGTGCGTATTTTATCCATTAGACACTATAAGGGCTAGGCTCAGGGATGGAAAAAGCGGATTTACTCCTGGGTTTTTTAGTTATTATCGCGGACTTCCCATTTACTTAATTAAAAGTTTACCCTATCACGTTTCAATTTTTTGCACCTTTGAGTATATCAAAAAGATTATTTCATAAAAAATTTGGTATATGAAATAGCCTGTAGATAAGAATCTGCCAGGTCGTCTTTTTTCTTGTTCTTTTCAAAGAAGTCATTATGTGTATTTATTAATTCCCGCGTGTGTACAATTCCTAAATTTTTATTTTGACGGTATTTACATTTCGATTTGTGTTCAATTTTTGTATTACAACACATCAACTTGTATTTGGCGGGATAAAATATAATCTTACAATTTTCATTTTTTTCATGTTGGATTCTTAAAGTAAAATATACGTATAAAGCAGTTGATATATTTCGCATTTTAGGGTTAAAAGACGGTTGTTTCTCTAAAAGAACTATATCAGCTTCTAACATGTAGTTATATTGATCCAAAGTTTTAATAACTGTTAGTGTTTCATTTGTCCCTGAACAATCGAGTATGTTCCAATCAAGGATATCATTTGTTTCCGTGTCTATCATGCAATATGCTAAATTTTTAATACCTATGTCAAATGAAAGTATAATCATTCTTAATATAATGTGATTTATTTTTTAAATCGTTTAATCGCAGAAAAAGTACAATTCTGAATGTATATTTTCATCTGAGATGTCTTCAAAATAGAAATCTATTCCATGAACATAACCAATTTCTTCGGTCGGTTCGGATGTTTCTGGTAAACTTAATAAACACCCCATTAAATTTATATTATTTTATTTATATTAATCAAAGGTTTTATATCTGATATACTCACCTTTTTTTTAATTTTAGGTTTTTTTAGTCCATTGATGTCGTTAATGTCCCAAGATATAAATATTTTATCATCGGATAAAAGCACAACACAGAATCCTTCATTTTTTAAAATTGTAAATAAATAAGTGGTAATTTCAGCGACATTATACACTGGGAACCCAAATGTATAACTTGGAACAGTGTAAACACATCTTAATTCTCCGTGCTTAGACAGGTGTCTAATTTTATCCGACATTTTTCGCAGTATATCATTTCTAAGCCCATTGTATCGCACATGTTGCCTTTTTTGAAGTTCTAGAATGTCTCGAAGACCCGACATACATTTAACATTACATTACATTACATTTTACTTAAAAAAGCGTATTTTCTTTATTTTCAGTTTCATTATCTTCTTCATCTGATTCTTCTTCATCTGAATCATCTGATTCATCGTCTGATATATCATACTGTTTATTTACAGTTACTTCAGATTGTGGGTCTATATTGTTTAATTCGCTTATATTCTCGATAGAATCGTCTCGGGGGTTATTCTCTTCCTGTTTTATTTCTTCGTTATTTCTTAACATATTTTCAACAGCTTTGGAGTGTACTGGGTTTGATATAGGGATTATAGGTATTTCTTTACTTTCAGGTTCAAAATCTTCTTCTTCATCTGAAACAACTTCTTCGTGAGGTGATTCTATTACATTATTATTTTCTGGATACTTAGTCTCTGGTTCATCGAATGCCCCCGAAAGATATTCACTTAGAATGTATTCTATCGGGATTTGATTTGCTATAGTTTCATTAATACTTTCATTTATTAATTTAAACATTTTAATTTTTTCGTCGTGTATACACTGTGGATTATAGTAAATTTGCTCGCAGCATGACACGATAATTTTATGTAAGAAAGAATTTAAGCTTGGAACTTTAATCTTTACAGATTTATCGTCTGTAGTTAGCCTAACGCACGCTAAAATCTTAACGTGACTAACAAATATAGCAGTAATTAAATCCATCAAATAAGGAAATTTTTTATTTAAATAATTTAATTTTTCCTCTAGTTTGAAATCCGCCCAATGAGGAACAGATTTAAGTTCTTTTTGAAAATTTGAATATGAAAGACTAAGTCTTACATTATTTTTTTGCGAATCTTCGAATATACCCAAAAGTATGTCGTAAATACCGTGTTGAATACAACTTATAAGTTGTTTTGAGTATTCTTCCTTGGCGGCTACCAAAACATTAACGTTCAGAGTTTCAGACATATTATTACTAAACACATTTAAAAAACTACGAATTTAAACTTTTAAAAATAAAAACATTTACACATTTATAATAAATGCATGTCTGCAGAATGTAAAATTAATAGCAAAACAGTTAAATGGACGCTGGATCCAAAATTTGTAAAAGACATCAAGCAATACATCTCTACCGGAAAAACAGAAGTCGCGGGAGATATAATATTCAAGGACACTAATGTCTGTAAAAAAGGTGTATGCGATAAAAAAGGCTCCACTAAATATACAATACATAAGGGTCAAAATGATTCAGTTATGACACCTACAGGTCTAATTAATTTTCATACCCATCCTAAGAGTATCTATATATCTGAAGGCACAAAATATGGCTGGCCATCGGGCGAAGACATGGCTCAGGTTATTCAATTCTCAAAATTAAATACACTAAGACATATCGTTTTCACTGTTGAAGGTGCTTATATCATAAAAGTAAATAAGAAAGTTAGTGTTTATCATGTTAAGATGATAGAGAATATACTAAGATATACACATATATACAGATCTTTAGATCAGACAGTACAAATTAAGGAATTTAGAAAAGACTTTGGGATTTCAGGTCGGACTACGGTTGATATGTGGTTAAATCTTGTTAATAATTTGACATTAAATAAGCTATATAAGTATTACAACTTATTTAATCCAATAAAAAGAAAGATACCGACTGATAAGAAAGCCCACGAGACTATATTTACAGTTCAACTTAAAAAACTAACTAATAAGTTTACATTTGAAGCTAACCACATTAACGAAGAATGTCACTTTACACTTTACGGCTTGTCTCTTGAGTAATTACGTATATTTCTAACGTTTCAAAAAAATTTACAAGTATACCGCAATCACAATGTAAATTCTTAAGATATTTTCTGAGTTGAATAATTTCTTTAGCAGTTATTCTTGAATTTTGAGATTTAAGTTCAAGAATATTGGTTATTTTTCCATCTTGGTCGTATACTACGACATCCGCTCTTTCAAAACCTAAGTAATACCCTTTATAGATTATAGGGACTACTACTTCAGTTTGTGTAATGTATCCTTTTAAATTCATTTCAAGATACAACGCGGATTGGTATATATTTTCTTTATAGTGACCCCCTAATTCATCTGATACTATTTTTATACAATCTATAACTCCTTCCATAATATAAAGAAT